GAATACAGTACGGATGTGGAAATTGCGTAGACTACAAGTTTTACACATAGAACCCACAGATGTATGCCAAGCTGCTTGCCCACTGTGTGCAAGAGAGCTTGACACAAACTTTAATAAACATACCAAGCATCATCTGCGAATTGAACACATACAGCATCATTTTTCAGATCGTATGCTTTCCAAGTTGGATAAGATGTTTATGTGTGGTAATTATGGAGATCCAGCAGCTGGATATTATACTATGGATATCTATAATTATTTTAGAAAAATCAATCCCAACATCACGTTAGGGATGAATACAAATGGTGCTATACAGTCAACATTTTGGTGGAATGAGTTAGGAAAATTATTTAATCAGCCGCTGGATTATTGTGTGTTTAGCATTGATGGACTAGAAAGTACCAATCATGTTTATAGAAAAAATGTTAACTGGGAAAAGTTAATGAATAATACCGAGGCATTTATAGCTGCCGGTGGATCAGCACATTGGGATATGCTGGTGTATAAACACAATCAACATCAAGTAGATGCTGCTGAACAATTGGCACGTGATATGGGATTTAAATGGTTTAGAGCCAAGATCAGTAAACGTGCATTTACTGAACGTCTTGAGTTTCCCGTAGGTTGGCAAGAATCTGTTGTCAATGGCGGCGCAATACAATGTCATGCTCAACAAGAAAAAAGCATGTATATAGATGCCCGAGGACGTGTAAGTGCCTGCTGCTGGTTAGGTAGTAGACAGAAAGACTTTGTTACAGATGATTTAAAAACTGTAAAATTAACCTGGCGTACTAGTTCTCCAGACCCTACGTGTAAATCTGCGTGTTCTAGTGATAACAATAAAACCAGCTTCGCAAATCAATGGCAACGAGAAGTACAATTGTGCTAGCCACATGGCATTTTCATATTGAGATTTCCAGCAAATGTACACTGAGATGCCCACGGTGTGCCAGGCAGGAAGTACCAGATGGACTAGTCAATACTGAGTTGGGTTTGGCATTTTTTGAACGCAATTTTACTCCAGAATTTATTGTTAATAATGTTGAGAAAATTACTTTCTGTGGCGACGACGGAGATCCTATTTACGCACATGAATTAATTTCAGTTATTCGGTACATTAAGCGTATAAAACCAGTGGAGATAGTTATTGTTACCAATGGGTCGCATAAAAAAGTTCAATGGTGGGACGAACTCGGTGGTGTACTTACTGCACAGGATACTGTACATTTCAGCATTGATGGATGGGATAATCAATCAAATAATTTGTATCGTGTAAATTCTAATTTTGATACTATCATGCATGGCATACAATCCTTGAGAACAACATCAGAGTGTAGATTAGTTTGGGCGGCGATTGCATTTAAGTTTAATGAACAATACTTAGATGTTATGCGAGAACAAGCCATTAATTTAAACATGGATGCATTTCAACTTACTAAATCTACCAAGTTTGGCAAAATATATCCCAGCTATGGTAATGATGATCCGCTACAACCTAGTGATTTGTATGTTAGTGGCTCGCATAGATTTGAAAGAGATGTTATACTGTTAAGTGATAGAGGATTAAATGATAATGTGCATCCTATTAATTTACAATTATTAAAAAAATCAACTGTTAGTGCTAATGCTGTTCGTCCATTGTGTGAGATCGGTAATAAAGGATTATATATTGATGCTCGGGGTAGATTATTTCCTTGCTGTTGGGTAGCTAATCGATACAGTCATAATTCAACGTGGCAAACGTTGGCTGAAAATTTTAATTTATATAATAGAACACTATCAGACGTTATAGTTGACAATTTTTGGGAAACAGAATTTAAATTGTTTAAATGGCAAGAATGTCAAACTAAATGTGCAAATGCTATAGTGACTGAAAAATATGCATCAGAATGGTGACATGATAATAATAACATATTTGCAAATGATAGCTAAGTATCAGTATGGAGTTAGGACATTGGAATTTTCCGCATGAATTTGACATCGCAGATTGGTTTGGGTTTATCTACAGGATTACTGAACTCGATACTGGACGGCAATACATCGGAAAAAAACAATTTTTCTCAAACAGAACAAAAAAAGTTGTTGGAAAAAAGAATAGAAAGCATTACAAAAAAGAGTCTGATTGGAAAAAATACCGTGGATCCAGCGTTGAGCTTAATAAATCCATTGAGCAGTTGGGCATGAGCAACTATCGATTCGATATTGAATCGTTACATGCCAGTAAGGGCACATTACATTACCGTGAAGTTGAAGTGCAGATTATGGAAAATGTGATGCGTGAAAGACTTGCTTCTGGTGTAAGAATGTATTATAATGGTCATGTAAGTGCAGTTAAATTTGCACCCACACCAGAAACACTTGAAGAATCAAAAATGAAACGTACTACCCTTCCTCCCCAAATTTCCCCAAAATAGCAGTAAATAGGCATAACACAATAACAGACTCTGTGGCAAGCGATATGGTTTGCCCCCATTGAGGAACGGTGAGAGACCCGGTCCGGATCTTGGGCGTCATAGGTAATAGCTAACTTAGGCTAAAAGAATCGAGGCTCTGCGAAAAAGATGCAACCTTGGCTGAAGTAGATCCGCTAATCCGATCTATGGAGGTTCCGTTGATGAGAACGAATGCTGGAGTAAGGGGTACAGGTCAACTGCCTCTGCATTGTGAAAACAATAATCTCCTTAGATTAGTGACTGTGTGAACTCGGATGATGCGCCAGATCATAATTTGCCCCGTCTGGGTGAATTATGACTGATAAATCTGGATGATACTGAAACATAAAAACAATTGCGTTTATTTAAAAACATTGATGAGCAAAGCGATATCAATAATGAGCGGAGCGAAATTAATAAGATAGATAATGTTCTTAAAGATTGGTATCTGGAAAATCTCTCCATAGCGCATGTTGTATAGTTGCACAATCAACGAATTGATTAAAGCTTTTATGTTTAATTTCTAGATCACCCTCTAATGGAGCAACACGTTTGAATGCTTCATCTAGTTGTGCCATGCCTGTGAACTCCATCATTATGAAAAATTCTGGCATGTCTGCAATGCTACGGAATCCCATTTTACAACGTGTGATTCTGTAACTTTCCATCTTGCCTTCGGATATCAAATGATCGAAGAAGCTTTTCATTCCGTTTACCCAATCAAGGTCTGAGATATCACCTTGTTTGTTTGCCCAGATAGTATAAATATCGATAATAATCTCCTTAGGATAGTATGAATACTTATAAAGAATTCTGTGTATACCTTACAAAATATGCCGGTAATAAACTTCCGCCATTGTATATAGGATCGCGGGCTACTATAGATGTGCTAGGAAAAATTCTACATAAGTGGTCCTAGTAATTCAAAGCCTTCTATGCTTTGTTTGTAAAGATGAGCCTGGTCAAGATATAAGTATTCAAAACCACGCTCACGATATATTGCACACTCAGTTTGTAAACTGGTAATGCCCAGACGTAATTTGGGCTTTTGATAATTCCATGCAAATTGCGCACATAATGCATTTGACTTGTCATACCGCTTGATAAGACTAAATGCAACTAATACACCGTTATCACGATAACCAATCACATCAGTATCCGAATCATGATATTGACTGTCAAACAACGGCATCACACTGCCAAAATGCTTGTAGATACAATAGGTGCGGTAGATATCATTTAACTGTGTGATATCCGGATCAGTTATATAATACCAATCACATTGTGGTTGATATGCGGTCTTAGCCAGTGCAATTCGTGCGTATTGGTATGTCATCGTGGATCTACACGATGCCGAAATAGCACCTGTAAGTATTCTTCCGGCCAGGCATGATAGAAACCTTTCTTGCCCATTTGTGCTGCCGCTGTGTTTAACTTGCTTAGACTTTGCACCATTGCTAGAGCATAGGTGCCTTGATTCATGCTGATACCGTTTACTATTTCCGTTGCTGCAGGATGATCCTCCAACACAATAAGATCGTTTGGCAACAAATGCTCGGTATTAGCATGCTCAAGTTCACTATGGAATTCATCGTATGCAAATATCTCGGGATCATACGCAATAATGATCACACTTCTATTATTCAATCCAGTTAGAGCAAGTTGTGCAAGGTCAGCCAGTGGTTGTTGCCCAACACGGACTTCAAAATCTCTATCTAGCCTTGCTCGACGTGCAAATGGACAAGGTGCCCATCCACCTAATGCAGGATGTGGAATCTCAACAAAGTTTTTAATCCAATATTCAATGTCTTGATATAGTTGTGCAAGTTCAATTTTCATATTAGAAAAATGGCAAGTTTGTGCGTTTTGTTGTGTCTAAATTTTCTTTTATAATAGCACTTATGGCATTGCGTTCGCTCTGACTCATCTGCATGGCTTCTTCGTATGTTACGCCTCCTCGCATATACCAGCACAATTTCAATATATCTTGCCGTATATTACGTGTTTCTTTGTCCATGGCATCCACCATGTTGCTGATGCCATCAGCATCAAGAACTAAGAGGCGGTTTCGAAAAAATTTGACAGATCCAATGTAAATTCTTGCTGGTACTCGTGCTGACAACTTTCACAAGTAACCGTTATTGGCGGTAGCTCTGTTGCTGTTCGTAACTCAATCGCATGTGCTTTGATAGTATTAAATGTGCTTTTGGTGCAATTATGCAAAAATTCGAGAATATGTGCAGTATCAGTAACCATTGCTTCTGTAGTTTTTACAGCACTTATTGATTGCGCAATACTCATAATTGTTGATTCTGTAATACGCCGAAATGCTGCACCAAGCTTGGCAAGCTTCTCCGTTTCATCAATGTTTGCATTGGACAGCAATTGTATAGTTTTTTGATCTTCAAAAGACGCTTGGCCATTTTCAGTTATTTGTTTGTAGCTCATCGGAGCAAAATAAAATGTTAGATCGCCATCT